GTCTGTGTCACTTTTTCAAGCCAAGCGCAGAATCGTTACCGTTGAGGTAGCGAAGTACAGGTGGAAGGATTGAGGCTACGCCTGCTGCAATGAGAGCTTTAGGATCTGTGACCCCTGCTGCTGCCATCGAGATTACTGCTACTAGAAAGGCTCTTGCCCATGATCCTGCTGCTGTCTTTAGTTCTTTCATTCTGTGGCTCCTAACATAGGTACTTGAAAAAAAGCCTCATTATTGTCAGCTTCTTTTTCAAACGAGATATGGCAGTGGTGGTTGTGTTTGTTTGAGCCCTCGTATGGACGCCAAGCCCAAGCCTTTTTAGCTGAGGCGATACGACCATCAAAGATAATGTAGGCAATGCGTCTTTCTTTTTTAGACTTGCATAGGAGACGAATCTGATCTGCAATATCTGGCATGAGGTCTGGCTTGCTCCGACCACTGACATCACGATCAACATCGATGGCACGAACCCAACCATTAACATCGGGATTATGATCGCTAGGGCGAGCTGCGTGTCTGGTATCACCGATCCAGCCATCCGATGTGCGGTCACGACTTGGGTATGTGTCATCGAACTGCTCTCGAAGTTGTTTAGCAGCCTTAGATAGTTTTGGCTTCATTGATCACAATCGGTGTGGATTGTTCCGCTTGTCGGCGGTCGTACTCTGCCTTTGGCATTGACTCATAAGAGTCACCCGACAAAGTAACAATTGCGTGAGTTTGAGTCTCACCAGTTAAAAGATTTTCAATTTCAATAAACTTTACATTTTCCATTTCTATAACTCCGCACTTACTGCTAGTGATGTTGAAGTTGAACCATTTGACAAAATTGCAGTTGCATTACCAGCCGTTAATCCACTTGTTGATGTAATAGTCAAAGACATACGGTCTTTTGAAGGAGCATCAACAGTTATAGTTCCGTTGTTAATGGCAGTATTTGCCGAATTTAAGGCGCCAATGTTTCCAACTGTGGTTACGCTTGTTGGTGCAATTCTCATTGTAACTGGTAAAGCAACTGAGAATTTAGCGGCAGTTGTTGAATACGCCTGACCTGTTCCGTATTGCGTATAAGCACCGTCTGCTGAGTTTGTAAGGTAGAAGTACCGCTGACAAGCGGCTAATTCTAAAGCCTGAGTAGAAGCATTAGGAGAATAAGCACTAGCACTCCCAGCAATTTCTAGCTGCAATCCAGTTACCTCGAACCAATCGTTAGCCCCAGCCGTACCAGTTGGCGTTGATGATAAAAAGAAACCTATTTGAGTTGCAGTGGAACCGACTGTTCCAGTAAATGAATAGCGCGTCCAAGTTGTAGTTATTGCTTGCGTGGTATCAACGATATTGACGTTGCCCGTAAAACCTGCGCTTAGATAGTTTTGGTTTGTGCCTGTGCCTGAACTTAATCTCACACCTAAAAGACTTGAAGTAGGCGAATAATTTGCGCCGGCTTTTGCATAGAAACTAAAAGTTACAGTTTGACCAGCAAAACGGTAAGAGTCGATAGTTTCAAATGAATAACCAATGTAATTTGCCGCTGTATTTGTATTGCCTGAGTCGCGAGCAACGCGCATTGAATACTGAATACCTGTTAAGCCTGAGGATTGTTGGCTGACTGTTTTGCTTGCAACACTTGATGATTGCCAGATAAAACGATCTAATGTGTAAGTGTTAGAAGTCGGTGCAGCAAAAGAAGTGCCACGTTGTGCGACTGAAAAATTAGAGTTTAGAATTGCATTTTTTCCAGCAACGTAACTAGATCCTGTTGCTGCTGCAACCCATGTAAAGTCCATGTCTGTTGCAGATGTCTTTGATAGCACCTGACCAGTAGTGCCACCTTTGAGATCGACCATTGAAGCATCAATAGAATCGCCTAGTGTTTCAATGGCTACTGCGCCATTTTTTACAAGGTCGCTCGATGTGGGAACGACCCATCCAAAGTTCGGGGTGGTTGTGCTCATTAGGTTAGTGCTCCGATCGCGTTAGTCCAAGTAAGTGTACCATTTACACCTGTCCAGATTAGGGAGAATGGTAATACCGTTTCCCATTGTGTGGTAGTTAGTGAGAAGTCTGTAGCTGAGACGTAAAGAGTCATGTCCACAGAAGTAGGGTTAGCCCGTAAAGCGATGTTTTCTACAAAGCCATCAAAAGCACCGTCTAAAAGGTTGCTCGGCAGATTGTCAATTAACACAGGCTGACCGAAGAAAATCCCAATAAGGTTGTCCAGCATTGCATCTGGCATATTGGAATTGTCTAGGCGGAAAGTTATAGCACCGAGTGAGCCTCTAGGGTTTTTACGAAGGGCAAGCTCTCTAGTAGCAATCTGTGTAATGTCGACTAAGTCTTTAATGTTAGATTCAGTAGATTTCTCAAAGAGACCAAAAGAGGCTATAGAGTCTTGATCAGAGTCAGTGTAGGTAGAGTTGTAACCAGTTGAATATCGATAGATCAGGCTGTTACGGATACGAGCGATCTGAGTCTGAGACTGGATACTGCTGGCAGTTGCATAAGATCCATCAAGATTAGTGAAGCCATTGGCTGCAAGATAATTAGACCTATGATCGGCATCGTCATAATTCACATTCCCATAACGATCCTCGTTGAGCTGACCGAGTGCGCTTTGTGCTATCTGATCTGCAAGAGATCCAGACTTTGCAGTAGCACTGGCAGTCTGACTGATCATCGTATAAAAGCCCGAGTCAATAGTGCCGATATAAGATTCTGCGTCATTCCATGTCTGAGTTGGAGGATATGTATCCCACGTCACAGTTGGAGTTATTTCATTCCATTTAAGGTTAAGTGCGCTGCCTAAGATCTCGCCTATTTGTGCGCCATCTAAGCCTTCTGCCAAAGCTGTGTTATAGATGGACTTAGTAAGTTTGGAAAGGCTTCCAATTCCAAGAATAGTGCCAGTAGTTACGAAGCCAGTCTCGTCTGGACTTCTAACGGCAATGTTAAAGTCTGAGACTTCTCCACCGAATACAGTCACATAAGCACCTGTAGAGTCTTTAAGTTCTAGGGTTACGCTTTCTGTGACGTTGATAGTAAAAGGTGCATTAGTGCTATTGATAATATCTACTTGGCAGTAGCCTGCTGTGGGTTGCCGATCAATGTCTGTGCGACCTGTGGCATAACTGACAGCTGTAACAGTGGTATAAACATCATCTCCAACTGTTACTCGCCATTCTGGAAGCCATGTCATACAAGCGTACCGGCTTTGATTGTGCCTCGGTCTATAGCATTTTGTACAATGCTCGTGATCAGGCTTGCAAGCGCGTTAGGATCTCCGATCACACCATTGAAATTGTTAGTTACTGAAACTGGCTGAGCATTACCAGCTTTGATGGCAGCAGCGTTTTCTGCTGCTGCTGTAGCAGCGATAGAGATAGCTGCAATAATGGAAGCTAAAAGAGCTGGATCGCCCAAAGCAGATGGGACAGCTGTAGGCAATGGAGGTGAATTAGAAGTCGTAGTTCGGTTTTCAATATCAGTTGCAACATCTGGTCTAAGAGACTTAGGATCTGTTACGCCAATAGCCAAGCCTTCTGCTACCGTAATTTTCTGACCGCTAGTAAGTCTTTTAAGAATATCGGTTATTTCTTCTCCGGTGAATTTCTTTTTAACAGTACCGCCGGCTAATACTTTTGCTGCTGCTGTTGCAGCTGCTAGGGCTGCTAGGGCTGCTTCTGCTGCTGCGCTGATTTCAACCTTGATGATTCCGCCAGAAGGGATATTTAGGCTTTCTAATATCGCCTTAGCATCATTCAAGTTCTTTAGGCTGATTAGATCTTTTGCAGCCAGAGCTTCTAAAAGTTTTTTTATGTCTATAATCTTAAGTTCTTGGTTAGTTAAAACACCAAGGAGTTTCGTGCTTTCGTTAAGTGCTTTAGTAGCTGCTTCAATTCTTTTAATATCGCCTGAGGCGATAGCATCTTCTAAAGTTTTAATATCTCGCAATACTGACAAGCGAGTAAGATCATTAGTAATGGCTAGAAGTTGAGCTGCGCTAGTGGCTTTCTTTAATTGATCAACCTGATTTATCTTAGCTGCTTCTAGTTGGATTGCTTCTATGTCAAAGGCAGCACCACCCTTGCCCAATGCAAGATTAGCCTTATCAATGGCAGCAGACAGTTTCTTATCTTTTAATATCTTTGCTTGGTTGGCAGCTTGCTCTTTGACTAGAAGGGCAAGGGCTTTAGCACGAGCTA